CCAAAGAAATATGTAAAGGTGTATTTCCTTCTGAGTCATCTATATTAACATTAACAATTGGCATGGTTAATAGAGTACGTAAAAAGCCTTCTCTTCCATGAAAACATACATTCATTAAAAATCGGGACTCATTAATATCAAATTCTGGTCGGCTAATAATGTGTGTAAATAAATAGTCAAAGTTATGTTCACAAACCATGTAATGTGTCTCCCCCTGAAGATTCATATCTAAATGTGGATTCGATAAGATCATCTGAATCATCATCTGGATTGGGTCCTCTGTCGTATATTCTTTATTTTCATATCCAAGTTCATTAGAAATTAACATTTGTAATCCAGTATCTAATGCGGTGCAGTGTTTTAGATCATATTGATTAATATTCATATCTGGAAGGATTAGTAAGATATGCATCATTTCGAATAGATGATCTATCAGCCTATAATCATATTCATTTACGTGCCCAAGATGAATCATATTCATGATGTATTGTAATGGTGTATATGCGGAACCATCTCCTAAAACGTATAACTGCTGTGGATTAAAATTAGGATGTTCAAATACTCTTTGAAAAAGCTCACTGTGTATGGTATTTTCTGTATATTCAAATAAACAATCATATAATGCACCCATGATTGATTGGAAATTAAATAAATCAGCTGGTAAATCAAATATGATATTAATATGTTCCAATACAAATACTCTAGTATTATATTCCAATATTTCAGCCATATTAACATTCATGTCAATACCTTGAGATAATTCGGGATGATTTCTCATAAATTCTAACATACCTACATTTTGTTCTAAACATATGATGTTTAAGATAGGTAATTGTTGTATGATACCTTCTTCTAGTAAAATCTGGAAAATCTGTCCTTTTTGTTCATCAGGAATACTAAATAAAATACGAATTCCTAGTATACGAAGAGCAATAAAATTTATGTCTATATCCCCCTGGTCACTAAATGGACTAAATGTTTCTACATCATAGGATAGGATGTTTTTATCAAAACTTGGATGATTAATCATACGAAGCAACGCGTCTGTTTTATGTTGTTCCAATAAATTTTCATATGTTTCTATTTGCATCTTGATAGAATGCGTACGAAATAATATATCGATAGCATTCTTATCATCCGCAAACATTTCAAATAAGGAAAGAAATCTATGAGGTGAAAATAATTGTCGATGGATCTCTCCATTTTTCATCGCATATACAATAATTTCTTTTTGATTATTTTCTAGTAATCCATTTATTTCTCCTTCCATATTAATTCCTGCACCATTCTTCACTAATTTTTCTACAAGATCAAAATGCCCTGACTCTATTAAGATAGAAATAGGAGGAAAATTATTAGGCAATCTTTCTTTTAGTGAATCTACTAGATGATGTAGTAACTCAAATTTACCTAACTGTACCAATGCAACGAATACATAAAACCCTTTTGCAATAAAAATATCTTTTAGATCACCCAGAACAAGCCTATCATCTTGCATACAGATTTGGAGAAAAGACACACTAGGTTTGTTTTTTAGTAATATTACTAATTCTTTTTTAAATCGTACTGCCATTTCTGTTTTCAAGAATTCCTGTAATAAAATATCATTTTTAGAAATCAAAATAGTTGCAAAAAGATGTTCTTCATCAAGGTGTCTTGTATCGTGTATTAATCGTTTCATTAGTTCGATATTTCCAATTGCTTTTTCTATAAATACTTTATTTCGCAAACAATCTGTTCCTAATAATTGTTCTAATAGTACATTATCTTTTTTACTAAAAGCAATTTGTATAAAACGATCTGTATCCTTGATATCTTTCAAGTGTGCTAATAGAAAAGCATGTAATGACGGATCACCTATTTGAATGATTGCTTCGGCAACCGAGATTCTATCCTCTATTATAGTATTCATATCAGCTCCCCTTTCCAATAATTGGAGACTTACACCCATCATCCTATGTTTTAAAGAAAATTCTAATGGTATAGTCATTCCCATCCAACCAACATTGTTTAGATCGATTCCTGGTGCACTTAAAAAGATTTGGAATGCTTCCGGGTTAGACATAGATTGGTGGAATGCAATACTATTTTCATCTGTTTCATTTTCTTGCAAAAGGTCTATTCGCGGATGAGTCACTAGTTTTTGTAAAAGATGCATCTTGTTTTGTTGTATCGCCAATCCCATTACACATCTTTTACCTATTTTTAGATTTACATCACATTTAGGGTGTGCTAATATTGCATCCATGATATCATCTCGATCGGTCACTAGTAATGCCGGTAATTTTAGTTTGGAATGTATCTTATTAATATCTAGATCTGGATGTTCCAATAATGCGTTGATAAATGTGATAGGAATATCTTTGTGATGCTCTAATATATACAATAGAACACCATTTTCCACAGCATCATTTAGATAAAACTTTGGTTGATAAATCATAGCTCGAAAATCGTCTAGATCATTTCGTTTGATAATATCGAGGAGCTGGTCATGAATACTCATCTTCTATTCTTTATGTAGAAAAATATTAAATGAAATTGATTTCAAAATGACATAGTTCAATACAATACCATGATTTCCGTTGAAAAGACACACGTTTATGAAACGTATCAAAACATTTCTAGCCGTTTCGATAAAACAAGAGGATACGTTTGGCCTTGTGTTACGGAATTTTTAGACGGTTTGCCAGCTGGTTCAAGTCTATTAGAAATTGGATGTGGGAATGGTAAGAATCTAATGTATCGTTCCGATCTAAAAGCTAAAGGTGTTGATTTTGTGCCTAATTTTGTAGAAATGTGTCAAGCACGTGGTCTAGATGTCATCGAAGCCAATGCATTAACATTACCATTTGAAGACGCCTCATTTGATGCGGTCATTAGCATCGCCGTCTTTCATCACTTGGTATCAGAAGAAAGACGAAGACAGGCACTCGCTGAAATGAATCGAGTCTTGAAACCGGGCGGCAAAGGAATGGTAATGTGTTGGGCATATGAACAAGAATATAATGGTCAAACAGCTACTTCTAGGCGTATTGTTGGTAAAGGAGATCAATATGTGCCATGGATAGATTATAAAGAGAGAAATCGTTTGGGTGAACGATTTTACTATTTTTACGGTAAGAAAGAGTTCGAAGAGTTTAGTGAATCGATTCCTGTTGCAGAGAAACAGATTTCATGGGAAGAAGGTAATTGGATTCTAGGATGTACCAAATAAGTTAAATCATTGGTTTTCCGTTTCTAAAAAAAGGTGGATTAATACTGCCATTGTGTCCTACTATTATTTTATTACCTTCTGTTGTATCAATATAATATGTTGATCCCTTTGTTATTGTCGTTTCTTTGAGTACGATATCTATTTCTGCTTTCATTCGCATGTATCTAGGGATTGTATATTTCATATATCCAATTTTATCATCTGGATATAGAATCACGTAATTCTTCTTTAGTGGTTCCATAGAATGAGACATAACCTTTATTTTTTTACTATCAGTATATGCCTTTTTGTTTTTAATAAACCAATCAGTTGCGTTATGTGCTAATTCTATTTGTTCATGGGTAGGATTTATCCATATTTTTTCATCATCGCTATATAAAATAGACATTCTTATCTTCACACAATATTATTTTTGATGCTAGAAATGGTAAACTTCCTTGTGTTGATAAACTAACACTTACACTAAGGGTCGCACGCAAGAGCGAGACTTACCAAGTTTCCTATCAGAGATAGGAAACTGCTAAGAATTTTCATCTTTGATGAAAATTACTTACACTAAGGGTCGTGTTGATAAACTAACACTTACCAAGTTTCCTATCAGAGATAGGAAACTGCTAAGAATTTTCATCTTTGATGAAAATTACTTACCAAAAACAATACAATAATGCAGTAGTAATACCTGCTCCTACAAAATAATTCACATCCCAATTACTTGGATACCAAAAGTCTGCATCATAAAAGGGATGACTTATAAAATTCCAATAACTTGATACATTGATTTCACGTACTCCCTCACTATTGATACGATACCATATATTGGTCAAATCCGGATTGATTTCTATGTAAATACTAAAGAGTACAAAGTACAATCCAAAACCCCATAATAAAGATGGTGCAAGTAACATGTCTACTCATATATGGGATAATATTTCCTTGATTAATAAAGCGTTATTTAATCCAATCGATTTTGATGTATCGATAGGATCCTTTGTCCACTACAACTGTATGATCTCTATTACGAAAACTTGGCATCTGGACTCGATCGCCTTTTTCTGTAATACCATGATTGGTTATCCCTAATTTTGTTAGATTCTTTCGAATCTTTTGCATTCGATTCATCTCTTCCCTATCGGTTATCATAATAGAATTTACTACCAACTGTAATTGACCTTTAATCATAAAGGTACATTGAATCTTACGTGGCTTTTTCATTTGTAATAGGGGGTGATCAACTGACTGTATCTTGGTTGATAATCCATTTTTATCTATCTGTTCGATATCAATCATTTCCAAATCATAATAGTGTTTTGCAAAATCCTGTTCCGCATAATGAAGCTTCCAATTTCGATGTGCACGAACTTTTCCTAGTTTTCGTAAGATATCAGAATGGTCGAATCGTTGTAAAATAAAAATTTGACCTCCTTCCTGGACGGATCCGATACGTTCTACTTCTGTTTCAGTTAATCCGACTGGAACAAACCCCAACTTCATTGCTTTTTGGTATCGAGATGCTTTTGGTGTAGTATAAAAGTAAGTTTTATTTGTTCTATGACTAATCTTTGTATCCATACCAATATAAGTATGACCCATGTAAATCCCACATCGATTATGACTGTTATCAAAACTAGATAAAATCTCAGCCGGTGTACCATTCGTAGTGACAATCAATTGAAGGGGATGAGTTATCTCTTTTATCATAATGGAGTAAACACTAGGACCTACACGAACATAACCAGTAATCGTAAAATGTCTTTCTAGCCAGACTAAAAGTTCATGTATAGACTCAAGTAAATCAACTGTAAAATACTCTCCATTTTTAATAGGCTCTTTTGTTAATACATATAAGTCAATGTCACTCGAGGAAAGGGGCTCTCGATTCATATAGAGCTGGGTTGGAAACCCACCTGCAATGAAAAGATGTGGTTGTGTTTGTACATAGTGGAGTAAGAGCTGTAATGATGTATCAAATACGGGCAACTGAAACTGGTCTACTAGAAAATAATCCATTCGATACAAAAGTTGTTTTTCAAACGCATGACGATAATAAATCCGTTCTTTCTGATTTTGAAAGAACCGGTTTACATGAGATAGATTTCGCAAACTACGAGAATCTAAAAAATCGATTACTTGGTGGAGCGCATCAGTACATAATAGTAACATCACTAGATTATTTAGTTATGTAAAATATTTATCAATTTCATCTTTTGGCTCATCCATTCGGTATCGTTTTGATTTATACCAATACATAATTGGATTCTTCATATCAATATATAAATCAAAACAACTTCGTTCTGATGGTAATGTGTCTCCTTGCATTGATCCAACCATTCCAATCGAAAGATGTTCCTGCATTGGCAGTTTCATTCGAGATCGATAGTGATCTAAATAAGGACGAATCGTTGTAATGAGATCCGTATCAGACGAGACATTACATATTTTTCCCCAGCCGCGAGGAATGGAATAACTACTAAATAAAAACGATACATGCATCATTTATATTATTATCTCATTTTATTTTAGTCATGAAGTATATAAACTACATCATTTTATTAATTGTATTTTTACTCATTTATTTTTTATTTCATCGTTTTGTAAAACGCTCTATCTTAATTAAAGGTGTGGATTCCGACCACATTTATTTAGGTCAAACGATTAATCTTAAAAACCCAGATGCCCGCGCATTATCCGATGGAATAGTATTGGCAGCTTATCATAAAAACAAAAAAGGTGGTCTTCATAATAAAAGAATGCTCCATCTTTTAATTTATGATGATGAATATATACCAAAAGAAGCAGTTGATAATGCCAAACTTCTTATTGATTATCAGAATGTATTAGCACTAGTAGGAACATGGGGTACACAAAACAATAAAATGGTATACCAAAACGTTATTGATGATCGAGATTGCCCACTTATTGGCACATACACAGCAACAGAATCCATGTACTCCACGTTTGATAAACGTGTTGTCATTACAAGAGATTCCAATAAAAATGAAATGAATACTATTTTAAGACATATTATAGAATCAAACCGTAACAAAAAAAGCAATATATGTGTTTTCTATCAAGATGATCATTTTGGCACAAGCTGTTTGAATAGTATAACAGAATGTATAACAGATCAAGAGTTTCCTATTAACATTTTGTTTACTGGAAACTATCCTTCTGGAACAACCTTTTTTTACAAACAATTTGAAAAAATGTTTCATAGTCTTCCCTACCAGTTTAATAATATTAATGATTTGTTCGAGTCCATCGATGCAGTCATATGTATCTGCACTACCATACAAAAACCAGATTTAATTAAATATTTTAAACTGTTAAAACCAACGGTTTCCATTTATACTACGTCTGCCTCAGGTGGTTTGCCCAATTTTAAGAAAAAAAAGATGAATACCGACAATATCTATTACACGGATATTCTTCCTGATGTACAAAAATTATATCCAAAGGCATATAAGAGAATAAGTCAAGAAATACGTGACTATAATGAGAGTCAGACTGACAATAAAGTTAAATTGTCAGAAAAGTTTTTTATAGGTTGGACGGTTGGAAACTTAATTATTCAAGCGATAGAAAATATTCCACATGATAAGATTGCTAGAAAGACACTTCTTGATAGTATTTATAAGATGAGAAACATTACGATTGAAGATTATCAATTCGGACCCTATATAGATGGAGTTAATCATGTTGGTCAAAAAGGTATTTGTTTATACAAATATGAATCAAAATTAAGTAAATTTAAATACATAAAAACCTACAAAAGTACATATTAATTATTTAATTGATTTTAATAGCTCATCTTTTTGGGTATTAACTTTTTGATAGGTAAATAGATTAACCGAAATGGCTACAATAAACAGCACAATCATTCCTAATATGATAGGATAAGTATGATCGAGAGGATCTACCATTCTTGCTATTAAAGAACGTACTAAATCTACTGTTAATAAACCAATTAAATAAGAGGTAGATAAGGTTAAAATTGCCATTAATTGTTCATAATATACCTTTTCGTATACTTGTTCTCCTGTTAAAATCGTAGCTTTTGTATACTTGACAAAATCCATCTTGTATCTATTAGTTGCTACGATATTAATTTATTATCACAAAATTAAGAATTGATTAATCGTTTTTCACGAGTAAATACTCATGGTTTATATCGTTCTCCATTACAATGTTCCAAGTATTACTATTTCAGAGGCACAGGTTAGTGAATATTCTTTTCGTCCATTCGAAATAGTACATCCAAATGATTCCTCACAACACTTTACGTTACATCTTAGTGTTTCAGATAAGCATGTTAGAAATCTTGTGAAACAAAACCAAACCCTAACTTCTCTTCATAAAAGTAATCTACAAAAAGCCATTCGTCTAGGTAATGTAACGGCTGCATTGTTTTCATTTGATTGGTTATTTCGATATGAACCGGTTGAACTGTTTCGTCGATTGCCGATTATTTTAATTGAAGATTCGGCTCTACATGCTTTTTTTCCCTCGCTTGTCCTATATGGCGTTGCTTATGAATACATCGATCCGATTCATGACGATATGATCTATTCTCATACTCGGGAAGTCATACTAGATACCCTCGTAAATAAAGTGCATCAACGAACCCTTGTATATTCAGAAATAATAGAAGATCTAGAGGAAGATGACTTTTTTGGAACACATGAAAAAACAAGTGATCCTTTTCGACTATGTCTATTGATACGATATTGCTACGGTGGTCTAGCTGGAGATTTACGAATGATTCGAAGGTTCCTACGAGCAAAATGTCTTTTTTATACATCACCAAATGCATGCAATATGGATAGTTCAAAGAAAGACCAAGAAGAGTCTTATTTATTGTCTGCAGTTGATTTTCATGTTTTTCCTAGTTTGCTAGAAGAGATTAGAAAAGAACTATTAAAACACCGTATTATAGTAGACTGTGATACTATTCAATCTGCCATTTGGAACATACGTAGCCGAACTAATTTTCGAGAAGATTATACACCTGTTATTCCAGAATGGTGGGAGCCAATTGTATTACCCTATTTGTCAACCATATCAAAACAATATTGGAGTGTATATTTGAGTATGAGTGGCAAAGAAGTAAAAATAGGTAAACGGAAACCAAATACGGTATTGAATTATTTTTCTCAAAAAAAGAAATAAATATTATTATATATGCTTATCATTTGTGACGATAATCGCTTCCTCTATTTTATAGAATATGTAAATAGTGTCTTTGATACATATACAAAAAACAAACACGTTAAAAAAACACAAGAAACGATGATGTCTATTAATAAAGAATATGACACGATAAAATATATCATTTGCACGGAGCAAACTACATCATATTGGATCACTACTATCACGGACTGGTTAAATAGAGGTAAAATAATACTACAATATAGTTTATATCATGTCAAACAAATACCGCATCCAAATCATATCTTTATACCATACCAAATAAAAAACAAAGAACTAGATTATTTAAAAAATTGTTTATCCAGAAAGAAACAATATGATGTAGTATTTAGCGGAGGAATGAGTCCAAGGAGACAAGATATTTTAAATAAATTAACAAGCTTTGGTGTTAATGTATTAATAGTAAGGGGTTTTGGTAGGGATAGAGACGAAATACTATGTCTGGGTAAAATATTGCTAAATATTCATTTTAATGATGAATATAAAACATATGAAAGTATTCGTTGCGATAGATGGTTAATGAGTGGTATGATGGTACTGACAGAAAACAGCCAAGACGATGATATGTTAGATGTTAAGGACTTACTTATTATAGAGAAATACGATAATATAGTAAACAAAGTACGTAATGTATTATCAAATTATGGTACATACTATCATCACTATAAGAATAAATTAATTGAGCTACAACAAAATATTATAAATAATAGAAAAGCAAGATTAGATATAGCAATAGAATTCATGAATTCCAATAACTGGAGCCATAACTAATAAAAAGCTCTTCTCCAGCCAGGATTTTCCGAGTTGACCATATGCTAACGAGATCTTTCTCTTCGTCAATCTCAAATGTACAGTTATTAGTGAATGTACTTGTAAAACTATCATTTAACATTCCCATATAACAACGAGGGTAGGATCCGGCATCAATGCCCCAATCATCCCGAATCATTACATAATAACGACTAAGTGGGATCCTTGAATATTGTCCTGTATAATAGTCAATATGTGTTTTTTCGGGTATATCTTCTTTAGCAAACACGCCTGATCCTGCATTAGGAATACTACTTGTACGGATCTCGAGTGAAAAAGGTGAATTATGATAATAACTTGGGATGATTTCAACAAAATGGTAGGGATGTTTTGACTTCCTCTTTTTTGCCATTTTCTCTATACTGCATTTTTCTCTTTCAATTCTATTTTTATCTAGCCGATAATAGTCCAGAGAAAACAGGTATATTATTTTGTGATTTCCTGGGTGGCAATGGCGGCGGTGTTTGATTCTCCTTTCTCGCAGAAATGGGTGTCTCTAGTGTTTCTAGTGAAAGTTTAACCGGTTCTTCGATAGATTTGTGTGATACTTCTAATACGACTTTAACCAATGTTTCTGATACTGCTTCAACTACATCTTCAGCTAAAGGTTCAACTACTTCTGGTGAGGCTTCAATTACTACTTCCGGTGAGGCTTCAGCTACTACTTCCGGTGAGGCTTCAACTGCTGCTTCCGGTGAGGCTTCAGCTACTACTTCCGGCGAGGCTTCAATTACTACTTCCGGTGAGGCTTCAGCTACTACTTCTGGTGAGGCTTCAGCTACTACTTCTGGTGAGGCTTCAGCTACTGCTTCTGGTGAGGCTTCAGCTACTGCTTCCGGTGAGGCTTCAGCTACTGCTTCAACTGCTGCTTCCGCTGCAACTACTTCTGGTGAGGCTTCAGCTACTGCTTCAACTGCTGCTTCCGCTGCAACTACTTCTGGTGAGGCTTCAGCTACTGCTTCCGGTGAGGCTTCAGCTACTGCTTCAACTGCTGCTTCCGCTGCAACTACTTCCGGTGAGACTTTAGCTACTACTTCAACTAATGGTTCCGGTGAGACTTCAGCTACTACTTCAACTACTGCTTCCGGTGAGGCTTCAGCTACTACTTCAACTACTACTTCCGATGAGGCTTCAGCTACTGCTTCAACTACTGCTTCCGCTGCAACTTCAGCTAAAGGTTCAATTACTTCTTTGACATGGACTGTTTCTGTTGGCTCATCTATATCTAATTTAATCACGATAGATTCAATCTCCCCATCTTTATCTTGTTTGATATGAGCGGTTGCTTCCTCTAATACTGGTGCGAGTACTCGTTTTTCAACTTCTGCAATACAATCTTTTAATTTTCTTTCAACTTTATCTAATAAAGAAGTAACAATCGTAGATTCCATGTGATTTAAATTAGACTGTAATAATG